TCCTTGTTCCTCCGCCTTGGCGAGAAACTTCTCAACAATGTTTGCGATGCGTATCATGGCTTCTTTTCTTATTTCTGCTTGATCCAAACACTTAGAAGTACATACGCCAAGTTCGCTTGTATCAATCTCGACCTTTATGAATCTAAGGACTTTTACCAATTCTTTCACTGTCATCGCTTCCATAATATTCCTTTCTATCTAAAGGGCCGGGATTGGCATATTATTAGCAATCCCCATTCCTACCGTCGAGCAGCTGCTTAGAGCCGCACGTTCCCGTATTCAGTTTTCAAGCAAACCTTAAACAGTCTTCTTTGTTAGCTATACCAAGATCAGGGTTTATGCCTTTCGACAAAAAAATGCCTTTTTCTGAAAAAGTACATAATGTCCCACCCGGCACTTCGTGGCCACTGGCATCAACCGCTACAACCATAATTCCTTTGCCTTTTTCTATGAGTCTAAGTCTTGTGACTTTCTCTGTTTCCTTTTTGCCGTAAATTTCAAATCTCATGGTGATATTCCTCAATGGTTTCTGTCTGCCCACAAATCGGGCAAGCCCTTTCGCCTTCTTCTGGCTCGCAATCGCCTGGCTGGAGATGCCGGATAGGACCAAGTGTCCGCTTGAAATCCAAATCTAACGACGTGAAAACCGGACCTTCGCAATCGGGATTCGTACAGGTGTATTTCATTTCTTCTGTCTCTTTTCGTAATATCTCATTGCCTCGGTGCCCATCTCGTCGCGGATGTATTCCAGTTCTATCATGTCATCCTTTGGCTTCTTGCCTCGAATCACCCTATACTTGACTACATGCCTCAAATTGCAATCACAGCAAACGTGGAAGCTAATGTCTCCTGTTTTGGTCAAGAATGGACCGCTGCCTTTTTCTTCGGCTTCTTTTACTAGGGCTTTCATTTTGCTCATTTCTGCTCCTCTACCGCTGCAATAGCTTCTTTTGCCAAGTCTATTGCGCCTTCGGTTTCACGCAGCGGTTCGACTAACGCAAAAGCCTTACATGCCTCAAGTAGCTTGTAATGATTATTGCAAGCCTTAACAATAAATTCAGCATTAGCCTCTGCCTCGGCCCGGTCATCGGACGTTTCTTTATAGAGGTCCTCGTCTTCCTCGCGGCAGGGATACCAAACACACCCAATACTTGTTCCATCACCGGAAATCAAACGGGACTCTCTCTTCCACGGTAGTTTTGTATGATTAGTCATTCTTCACCTCAAAAAAACAGCCTTGCACGCAAACCACAGCCGACCAGGCTACCATCCGTGGAATTGGGCTTACGCGCAAGGCTCCGAAAAGGGGAACTCGTTTTTTTATGGTAGCTGGTCATTTCAATCTTAATCTTACACGTGCCGCCTGAAAATTGCAAGCACAAAATAAAATTATTTTTCAGCGTCGGAGATTCGCTCCAAGATAACTGACAATTCGCCCTCGACACTCTTGCACATTGAGTTGAATCGAAGTATCGCCAGCGTTTTCTCGAATTTCACCAAGCAGACGTCGCTTTCCTGCCGATATCGGCGGTATGCATCTCGTCTTTCTTCAATCAACGCGATTATTTCTTCTTTATCCATCTTCTCGCTCGCTTTCTCTGTTTATGTCGTCAGCCTAACCGCACACAATACCCCCGAGAGTCGCTACAAGCCCCGTGAGAGCACGATCTCTTGAAAAAGGTACTTAGAGTCGGCTATTCGAGAAAGTCGCTTACAAGTGATGCTTTTTTGCAACATAGCCTTCATTCCTTATCGGTATTAAAAAAATCGTATTCCACGGCCAAGGTTGTTTCTCCCTTGTTGAACATAACCTCGGCACCTTCTATTGCCCAGTCTGGATTATAAATACAAATATCCTTTTGCGGATCGCCCGAAGGCTTTCTTGTCCTAAGATATTGCTGGTGGTCGTCCACCATATGCCCATCTTTTGCCATTCGCTTCTTGATTAAATCATAGCCCATGGCGTTTAGGGTTTTCTTGAGATGGTACAAGAGCCGAGATTCGCCAATATCCCCTGGGCGGGATTTGTCCCATCCACCACCATTATAAAACTTAGGGTCTGTCGATTCTCGCGAAACAATACATTGATTTTCTCTGAGTTCAACTTTCATAATATTCACCTTTTACTTTCGTCCAAGGGGTTACTGTGTTGACTGGAAAATCTACGATTCCGAAAATGGTCATCTTTTATTCCTCTCGATATTCGTCGGGCTCGCAGCATTTCCGCCCGTCATCCGTCTTGCGGACACAATTCGCAAGGATGCACAGCATCATAACCGTTGCGAAAAATGATATTGCGAAGATTTCAAACATCTCTTCACCTCTTCCTTTGTGTTGCACAATTCGGGGAATCTGCTATACAACGGCTTTTGTGTGTAGCGTGTGCTTATTATAAGCGGGGTTGTGGCGATACTTGGCGATAAATGCATCTATCGCCTGCTTCTGCTTTGCTTCCCAAATCTCAAGTGACCAAAACCGCTGCCCTGCCTGTGGGCGAAAACCTAGAGCAAGAACACGCTTTGATATACGCCCGTCGTCGTATTCGATATCGAAGCACTCACTAACGTATTTGTTTTTGGGATAATGGGCGATAATCGTACCTTCTGCGTCACTGTTTGCCATATCGCCGGTGTAATAGATTCTGTCTCCAACTTTGGGCTTGTAATTTTCATTTGTTGTAGTCATCGCTTTGCCTCTTCCTTTCACCGGGGTTATTCCCGTGCTTAGTTCCTTATTCTAATTGTTGATAATTCTTAACCCTGTCCACGAAAGCGGCTGATGGAGTCGCCCTTGTTGATACGCTACAAATTCCGCAATTCGCGAAATATTTTTGCGAGCATCCTTTTTCCGCCGATACTTCTCAGGCAGTAGCACACCCCACCGTTGGCACGGCTTGATTGTCTGCAAAAGTTTGCGAGCGTGACTGACACCATATTCCGCAGCCAGATATAACACTGCTGCATTTCGTGTACATGCTATTCGGTAGTTTTTCATTGTCTTAACTCCTTTTCGAATTCTTGTTCGCAAAATGCTTTTGCCTCTTTCAGTGTCTTAATTTTGTCAAGGACTGTTTCGTTTTCGAGTCGGCAATCTGTAACGCTAGCTTCGTAAAAATAACGCATCGGATCGAATCTATCAGCCTTGCCGCGATAGCGGATAATCACTATGCACCAGCGGAGATTAGAGTTAAAGTCGGGACAATACCTTGCTTCCATCGCATAGCCAGATGCGTAATACCTAGGTTCGCCCGTCAAGAAATCAGCACCCTTGGTCCAGTCTAGTTTCATTTTCTTAGCTCCTCAAAGTTAAAATTCCGAGTCAAGAAGTTCGATTACTCTCTTGTCGTCGCGTGATTTCAACGATTCCCGTATCTCGCTATTTTCCAGCACAATCTCGGGTAGCATTGTTCGCTTCACGCACTCTGCAACAAATTCCAGCTTTGTCATTTTCTCGTCTCCTCAAAAAAGAACCCGGGTCGAATAGTGGATCAGCCGCCAAACTGCATTTGTATCCGTCCCGGGTTCAATATTCCGTGTAATGTTTTGGCGGTGTCCATGCTTGAATCATACACTACCTATCGGATAAATGCAAGCAGAAAATGAAATATATTTCACTTTTTTTTGCGGAAAAAAACTTTGCCTCTCGTGGTGGGATGCGAGTATGATAATATCATGGAGTCTATCCTAAAGATTATTCTCTCTTCCCCACGCGCGCACGTGCGTAGACTCTATATATATATTAAGCACATGGGATATACTATACATATTCCTATGGGATCCGTTTGTTATGTATTGTAATGTAGTTCCAACGGTCTACCAGCGTCCTACCACTACGCTACCAGCGTACTACCAGCGGAAGGGTACAAAAGCTGGTTTTCGGGTGTTTTTGCTCATCCTGACAAACAAAAGACTTACAACGGCGTTTTGCTGAAGTTTGCCGAGAATGTGGAGAATTCGGGCGTATAGCTATTAAGATGGAAAATAGTAATAGGATAAGTAGAAACTATCGGAGAAATGGACAGCGATAGAGACAAATGAAGATATAATTAATCGGATGGTGCGAATAGCCGAATCGCAACTAGCGAGAAAGCAAGAGAAGCCTTGGGGCTTATTTTCGGCGATGTATGGATTAGGCGCCTCGGAATACCGCGGCAAATCTAAACGAGATACAGCGGGGCAAATAGACGGATGACAGACAATAATCTAGCAAATACCGAACATGGGGAGGGGGATAGCAATAATTCGCAAACACTACGCGGGGTAGGAAGCAAAAGCAGGAAAGAGGCAAGCTTAACAACTAGACAACGTAAGTTCTGCGAATTATTAGTACTAGGGGAAAATAAAACGCAAAGCGTAATTAAAGCGGGATTTAGTAAGACAGGGGCAAGTACGCAAGCATATAGGTTGCTGCAAAAGGCAACTATACGGGGTTATATCGCAAAACTCCGCGCGGAAGCCAAAGAATTATGGCGTGGAAGCGTCGAGCAATCGGCGCGTAACTACGAAGCTGCAAGGGTGTTAGCAATGAAGCTAAATCGTCCAGCTGCTGCTGTTGCTGCCCAGCGATGGATGGATGGCTTGTTTGGGTTGCAGAGTGGGGACAACCAGCGGGAGCAGACAATGATAGTAATCCAACCGCCTAAGGTTAAGCCGATAGACGTAGCAGCCAAGGAAGTAGGCGATACTGGTGCGGATTCACCACCCAACAGTACCTTGCCGGAAAAACAATCGCTTAGGGACGATCCTAGAGGCGATAATCGTGGGATATAACGAGTCAGAGACGGATACAGTTGACGAAGCGGCCATTGTTGACGTGATGGTTGTGACGGTAAGGCTGCAAGAAGCTAGCGGGAAGATACGGGAAGTGGACTTGGCGCTAGGGTTGCGACGGGATGGCAAGACGGAACTGTTAGGGCAAGCAGACAGGAATGTCAAAAGATGGGAGAATGAGGGCTAATGCTTAGATTCCGAGAAAAACCTAGACGCGGGCACGGCAGAAGCGAAGGGGGGCACGTGCCTATATGTGAGCGGGCTTGCGGAAATAGAATATATCCCTCTCCATACTTTGGCTAATCATTTGTCAACTAGAAAAACTAGAAAGGAATAATAATGGGATTGCATTGTAAGAACTGTGGCATTGAGCACAAGGACGTGGAGAACTTATATTGCAAGCGATGTGCATGGTACAAGTTGGTGGAGATGGAGAAGGTCGGATACTTGCAGGATGTGACAGTGGAGCCATATTTTAGTGACGAGAGGGGTCGGGAGGGTGTATTATTTGGGTATAGGGTATGAGTTTTGGTGCATGGTATTTTATTGCTTTTGTAATTGTTTTGTGTTTAGTTGGAGCCAATGAAGATGAGCAAGTGTAATCACAGTTGGATATATGGGCTTGATTGTCCAGTTTGTCGTCGTCGTTTATCTGAGCGTTCGCGTTTCGGTCCTTTTGAAGAAGGAGAGTGACGTTGTCTTTAGCGACAAACACTAAAAATATACAGGCTGAGGTTTTTCAGTGGAAGTTTTACACTGCCTTAGAGCGTTTTCCTTCGATGATAGCTGGGGTGGGAACGGGAAAAACTCTGTGGGCGTTGTTGAAGGCTGATTTGCTTAGTCGGTTATTCCGTGGCAATGTAGGAGCGATTGTTCGCAGCAAGTTTACTGACCTGCGTGACTCTACGATGCACGATTATACTGAGCTAACCGGCAAGAATGTGCCACAGAACACGAAGGAAGTCTATTACTCTAACGGTAGTAAGATCATGTTTCGCCACGCGAAGGAATTAAGTGGTCTGAAAAACACGAATTTAGGGTGGGCTTACATTGAACAGGCTGAGGAATTCCCGACAGAGAGTCAATTTGACATGTTACGTTTTCGTTTAAGGCACAACTTGGACGTTGATACCGATTATGTATCAGAATTGCGTCGAAATGGCGGGCTGATGCCATTCATAGAAAAAATGATAGATCATCCTGAAAATCAGATGTTTGTAATAGCCAATGCGAACGGCCATAATTGGTGCTGGAAGCGATTTGTAAAGAGTCCGATAGAGGGTAGTATGTGTATACAAGCTACGAGTTTCGATAATTCGTGGATGGTAAAGAATAAGCCCGACACGATCAGGGATTGGCGGCAGATGGAGATTGATAATCCGACGAAATTTCGGCAATACGTGATGAACGATCATAGTGAGGTAGATTTGGACGCTTGTTTTTATTCTGAGGCAATGTCGGATTTGAGAAAGAACGGGCAAATTGGTCATGTAGCATATGATCCGTCGAGATTGGTGCATTTGGCGTTTGACATGGGCTTTGATTGCACTGCGATATGGTTTTTCCAGATTAAGGGTCAATCTATTCATGTAATTGATTACTACGAGAACACAGGTAAGCCGGTTTCGCACTACGCATCCGTTTTGGGGCGAAAGAAATATAATTATGGAAAAATGGTATTGCCGCATGATGCCAAAAAACGCGAAATGACATCGGGAATAACACTAAGCAAGTCTTTTAAGGATTTGGAATACGATGTTGTCACATTGCAGCGGGAACAAAATATTGACTTTGGAATAAACAATGTGTTAAATATTCTGCCTAGGTGCTGGTTTGATGAAACTAAATGCGAAGATGGATTAGAAGCACTAAATCATTATCGACGAGAGTATAGCGAAGAGTTAAAAATATTCCTAAAAAAGCCACTTCATGATTGGGCGTCTCATCCAAGCGATAGTTTTAGATATTTGTGTTCAGCGGTCAAGAAAAACTTATTTGCGGAAAATGGTCTTGACTCGGCATCTGTTTCTGAATTAGATATAAAGAAATGGGAAAATAAATACAGGAGAATCGGGTGACGAAGAAAAGCGAATACCACGACGTGCACGAGGTGTGCCGAGCTGGTTGGAGCAATTTCATCAGCCAAGCTGCTATAGACTTGGATTATTATTTCAGAGCGCAGCACACAGAAGAAGAGGCTACCCGTGCCTACGAACAAAACAGAGAGCTTTATACTATCGACAAGATTGGTAGGCAAGTTAATCTGTTGCAAGGTTATGAAATTAGGAATCGCCACGTACTCAAAATCGCACCCTTAGGTATGCACAACGATCAAGAGGAGAAGGCGTGTTCGCAGATGAGCAAAATCATAATGGCGAACATGAAGATTAGTGGCGGGTATGAAGTTTTAAGCGAAGCATTTAAGTGGGGCACTTTGGTTGAAGGATCAAATCTGATCGAAATATGGCGAGACAGGGAGGGTGACTTGCAATTCTCTCGTTTAGGATGGAATCAATTCTTGCTTGATCCGTCGATGACGAAATCAGATTTGTCGGACTGCAAAAATATCTTAATCGGCAGATGGATCGACGAGGATAAGGCCAAATTCCTTTTGCCGGGAGTAAGTGACCGTAGGATAGATGGCATACCAAGACAAACCACAAGTCAAAGATGGGATTTTTTAGGTACTCCGCCTTTAGCTAACAGAGAGGGGAAGAGGTTGTATGAAGAATGGTGGCGCAGGGATACCGAATATATTAAAATGGTTATCAGTCGTCAAACCGGCCAACAAATGCCTTTTGATGAATTTGCCGACCGATTTTATGGTGGCGACAAAAGATTGACCAAGAAACGCATAGGCGAGCTTCGGCTCCAAGGCGGTGCCCCTGCGCTTTCTGTTTTCTCGCAACCTGTTGATAAGATCAGGCTTACGATATTCATAGACAATGAGGAAGTATGGTCCGGGGATAATCCACTGAAGGCGAATGATTACAATTTCGTATGGGTTCATGGCGATTACTGCGCAGAACACAGGAGGGATGAACTTAAGCTTCAATCATTCATACGAAAGCTGAGAGACCCACAGCGAGCATTAAACAGACGTACTAACCAAATTTATGATTTGATAGAGTCGCAGATACAAGGTTTGCGAATGGCTAGAAGCAAATATATCGCTAATCCTGAATCTGTATACAAAAGTGGACAGGGAATTGTTATACACACGAAACCGGAAATGCCCGACGAGATGGCCCTGAATGAGGTGTTTCGGCAGTTCACAGGCGCCGAGGTTCCTAATAGCTTGTTCGCCGCATTAAAGATGACCGATGAGGCGGAAACGGCTACCGGCGGATTGAATCAGGAAATATTTGGTTCTGATGATAAAGACAATGTCCCTGCGATCCTTGGGCGATTCAGGACAGGCCAAGCTTTGACTGGGCAGGCCGGAATGTTCCAGAATTTTCGGGCATCTAAAAGAGAGTTAGGGAAGAAACTGGTTCGCCTGATCCAATTAAATTATAGTGCGAAGAAGGTGGCTGATATTATAAACGAATATCCCGTCCCCGCATTTTACAATATGACGATGGCGAGGTATGACTGTACGCCTGTAGAGGGGCTGGAGACTGACAGTCAGCAGCAAATGTTCTATCTCGAATTAAAGGCTCTTCGCCAAGAATTTGAAGACGCAAAAGCAATAATTCCACTTTCGGAATTGATTAAATATTCACCAACCCCATTCAAGGAAGAATTCCTGCAAATGATACAACGCGCTGAGCAACAAGCGAAAGCAATGCAAGCTAAGGCAATGCAGGAGCAGGAGAGGCAGGCGAGGCTTACTGACGCTGTCACAGCGACCCAGGTAGCAAGAACCTTAGAGGACACCGCAAATGCTTATGAGTCTCGTGCTGATGCTCAATATACTCGTGCGAAGACAGTAGCAGAGATTGAAAAGTTGCAGAATGATGTTCTTGTTGATATTATCAAGGAGAAGGTGAAACTGGAAATGGCACAGATGCAAGGAGCAAATAATGAGCAAAAGCAAAAAGCACAACCTGTCCGACGATAAATATAAAGTAATTATCAAAAATTACAGAGATGACTGTGACGAGCTTGTAAAAATATCCATACTGGAGAATGGAGAAGAGAACATTAGTATAATTAGTTCGACAAAGTCAATAGCGGAATTGCTACTTGCCAAAACCGAGCTTGACGAAAATCTCAATTTGTCAGAAAATGTTGCGGTTGCTTTTACGAAATAAGAGGAAAACTGGAAATGGCACAGATTGGATCGCAAGAAAATGAATAAAGAAATGGCTAAGCTGGACAGAGAGGTTCTTGAATCATTCGATCCGAACAAGCCCAGTCCGATAGACAGGATACTTGTTAATGTCTATACAATACCAATCCATGATACAGAAGATGGAAGAGAGATTGATTTTGAAAATGTTGTAATAAAAGAAAGTTGTCTTGCGAAAGGGTATGTGATAAGTCCCTTTTTTGAATTGAGAGCAGATGGAAAACCTATAAATTTCATTGGGTACAAAGTTTTAAGAAAGATACCAGCACAATCCAATATGGTTAAGGATAACTGATTGGCGAAGACGGGAAACGTTAACAATGAAAAAACTTGAAACCGGACTGCTTGAAGATACGAACGCTGCAATAGGCAAGGCTATTAAAGAGGTAATAGAAGATGCAACCAATCGCCTTAACTGCGACACGAAAGACTTAGCGATGAGAATGGATAGTCATGGCGGATTATTGGTAACTACGAAGAAAGAGCTAAAGAGGATGCAAAATGGCCGATGACAGCAAAAAGATGGTGCAAGAGATACTTGCGTACCATGCAAAGGAATCGGGATGTAAAACCGAAGACATAGAACATAAAGTAGACAAGTACGGTGCGATTCATGTGAGAAGAAAAGATGCCAGTAAAAATTAGAAAATTGAAGAGCGGCAAGTATCGCGTATCTACGCCCAGAGGCACGAAATCAAAAGGCACGACTAAGAAAAAAGCCAAGGCACAGAAGAGACTTCTTAACGCTATAGATCACGGATTCAAACCTACAAAAAGGAAGAAAAAAAGATGAACGCAGAAGAAGAGAACGCGATAAGAATAGCAAATGATTCATTACGAAGCGTCTTTAAGAACTTTTATGGCTCAATACGTTTTAACTTGCATCCGGGGAAGAATAATATTAATGTAAATATTCAGCAGAGTATTGGTGATACAGAAGTTAACGAGAGCATGATTCTTGCAGAAAGGAACCGGAAATGAAAAAAACATTATTGCTGCTATTGTTTATACTGGCCTGCGTAACCGGTTGCGTAATGCCAAAAGGGGAGAGTAAGGAAATTTACAATTATTTGGTTCCGACCAGGGATGATTTCAAGGATCGTTACGGCGATACTTTGCAGACAAGGTTGATCTACAATATCGCCCTACTTAAAAACAATGACTTGGTGATTGCGGGGACGATAAACAAACTTCATCCAAAGGCTACAACGCAACCTTCAACTTCGCCAGGGAAAAATGACATTAAATTTAACAAAGAAACCGGCAAATACGAGTTATACGACGGCACTAAATGGACTGTGCCAATGGCTAAATAAAAATTAAATAGTTTCACTACAAGGCTAATCTGAACAAGGCTAATCTGAACAACAGACCCTTGCGTTCGCGGAAATGGTTTCTGCGATGCGCAGGGGTTTTTTTAATAGGGCGTATACCGATTCGCCCACGGAGAAAAATCTTATGGCAAATGAAGAAAAAAATGACGTAATCGATCAGCTCGTCACTGACACACAAGGTGAACAAGGTCAGCTCACCACTGACAAGAGCGAAGATGCTCAGGTCGCGACTGAGCAGCAAGGCGATACTACTCAGCCCGCCACTGAGGAAAACAGGATACCGTTATCGAGGTTACAGGAAGAGATTGAGAAGAAAAGGGACGCAGAATCAAGGGCCAAGATGTTGCAGGAGCAGTTGGAATTAACACAGCAACAGCAACAGCAACAGGCCTATGTCGCCCCATCTATCAAGAGCACCTACGAGCAAGCGATCAATGATCTTGGTTATGATCCTGATTATATAAGCGAGCAGGACCGTATTAAGATTTTTGAAAGAAAGGCACAGCTTGACAATCAGGTACAGCAACAGCAATTGCTCTTCGCAATCAATCAAAATTTCATCCGAACGCATCCGGATTACAGCGAAGTTGTTGGAAGGCCCAACGCGGCTGTTCCCGGAAAGACAATACCATCGGAAGAAATAAAAGAGATTCTGCAACGTAAGCCATACTTACAAGCGGCTGCTATGTCCAGTGCGGAAGGTGCGTACAACATTGTTATGGAAGAACGCAGGCTGAAGGCATTGGAAGACAAGGCAGGTGCGATAAACAGGCAGGACGCACAACTGTCAGCCGACGCTAAAACTGCTCCGATGAGTAGTTCCGCTGCTGGAGGTGGTGGGTCTGTAGCCACAAGCGACACTAACATTGCCAAACTCACTCCTGCCGAATTCGCCGAGCTGGAGGCGAGAGTTGCCAATGGAGATTTTGATTAACACAAGAAAGGATAAATAAAATGGTGAGCAAAAATACAATGACTACTACGCAGATTGACCATCCAGTTAATCTGTACTATCAAAAGAAGGTACTGACTCGTGTAATACCTAAGCTTCCACATGCTCAGTTTGGACAGGACGTGAGCATGCCACAGCACGAAGGGGATACTACCAAATGGCGAAGATGGTCTAATTTGTTGGCACAGACAACTCCACTTACTGAAGGTGAAGATCCCACTCCGCTCCAATTATCAAAAACTGATATTTCGGCAAAGATTCGCGAGTATGGTGCATCTATCAGGATTTCAAGTTGGTTGACATTTACTGGCAAGTCTGCGGATCAGGATAATTTTGCCAATGTCTTACTTGATAATATGGCCATCACATTAGACACGATTACAAGAGATGTTATTGCCGGGACTGCTTCAACGACTACGGCGTCTAATGGCTCAGGCACGGCAACGTATATCAATAAGACTGACATTGACACTATCGTAACTAATTTAGAAGGCGAAAATGCCATGATGATAACTCCGATGCTTAAGGCAAGCACGGGGCAAGGAACAAGTCCGATTAGAAGCGCTTACATCGGAATTGGTCATACCAATCAGAGGCCAAGGCTTGATGATGTTTCAGGATTCAAGCATGTGGCGAATTATTCTAACCCAAGCGATATGTATGATGGTGAATATGGTTCTACCGGTGATGTCAGATGGATATTAACCACTAATGCGTACACGTCCGGCGCCAATTACTACAACATCATTATGGGGAAAGAATTCTTTGGTAATATAAAGATCAAAGGCAATTCCGCGGATCGTCCGCTTATTCATACGCCTGCGGATCGCACAGGTTCGCCGTTGCAGAGATATGCGTATTTGGGTTGGTTGCAGAATTATGCCTGCCGTATCCTGAACGACAATTGGGGTCACGTACTAATAACGACCGTGTAAATTACACACAGAAAGGAAATAAAACAATGAGTATTGTAAGAATTGGACATTTCACAGGAGATGGTGGAGACGTATATCTGCCATTGGGATTTATCCCTGACTACTTCAAGATGTTTGCACTTAACCAGACGAATCCAAATATCTATGAGTGGTTTGAGGAATCAGAAGATAGCGAATCTACAACCTATCAAGAAGGGTCGATTTTGACTGGTAGCAGTGGCGAGGTGACGATGAGCGCCGAAGGAGCAGGCATTGTAGCTTACAACACTGGCTCACAGTCACCGACCATCAATGAATATGCTGATGTTGGCTCGCCGACCGCAAGGTCTGCAACTGCGCCAGGAACATATGTAAGAGGGTCTACATCCGGCACTAATAATTTAGGGCAAGATGTAGACCGAGAAGCCATCTTTGAGTGCGTTGCTTCTACAGGAGCGGTAGCTACTGAACCAACGTGGCCTACAGCCATCGGCGGTCAGGTTACTGACGACTCAAGTAATACGTGGGAACGGGTCAATGAGCCATTGAAGCGCGGTGGCTATCAAGGCATTAAGATCGACGAGACTATCCAGACCAACAGCATAAATTATTACTACATGGCTATTAAGGCTGACGCTGTTGTGAATCATGGCGATGTTGATGGTTGGACTGGTGGAATCGACCAGAATTGGGTGTGATTTGTTGCGTAATCAACTAAACGAATTAGAGATAAAGGAACATTATTATGGAACTACTCGCAAAAACAAAAGAAGAACTTTTTATTCTTGCTGAAGAACTAAAAATAGACATGCCGGGAAACGCTTCTGTGGCCGACCTTCGCGACAAGATAGAGCGCGTGACAATCGAAAATACAGTTAAGATTAAAGAAGAGATTCGTAGCGAATTACAGAGGAAAGCCAAGATTAAGCAGGACATCGCCGAGATCAAAATTATTGCGGAAAGCAGCGGAATCAAAATAGCGGTCCCTGAAAATCCGACGATTGAAGATGTGGTACGGCTCCGCGAAAAGGTTGGCCTTAAGAAGAAAGAACCTAGGCCATCACCTGAAACTATTGCTATCGAAAACAGTAAACGAGTCTATGCTATTTTCCACAACATGGAGCAGCGTGACTTGGATATAAGTTGTACGGTAGGCGGCAAGTATCGGTTTCATTTCTGGCCGGAGAAAGTGCATGTAATCCCCCAATGGATTGTTGGGTATTTGCGAAAACAGTGTTCTGTACCAATCTATGAACAGCAGGAAGATAAATTGAGGGGAATTATTAAGCCAGTGCAAGTTGACAAAGAGCAGAGATTCATGTTTGAAGTAATAACTGACGCCCCGGATAACGCAAGTTTTGGAGTAGTTTTAGACGACAAGACACTAAACGAAATTCAACAACCGACGTAGATGAAGGAGTCCATTATTATGGAACGGGTAAGATCGAATGAGATTGACACCAATGACGAGATTACAAAAGTATTCAATAGGCTTATTGATAACGAAGCAATCATCGAAGCCAAGGTATGTCAATTAGACGCAAAAGTAAACCAGATAGAAACAAAGGTGCGAAATATGAAAAAGCCACAAAAGAAAGAAGGCTTTGCGTTGATTAAATCGCTTTTAATAATTCCTGTGATTTTGTTATTGGCGACTTCTATTTTTGGTTATGAAGCAGGTGATATTAACTACGATATTGCGGCGAATCCAGAAATGCTTTACAGATATTTAGAGGACGCTGTAGGGGCAGGTACATTCGTATTTACTCCAATGGCAGCCCCGACGGGTAATGATATCATTGAAGGCAAGATGTACTACGATGAAACTGCAAACGCAATGTATTACAGTAACGATGGCTCGACATGGACAGCGTTTGATGCTGGAAGTGCCGTATCATTAGATGGTGCATACAATGTAGGCTCATCCATAACTGTAGATTCTTCTGCTGTAACATTGACCGTAGCGGACACAGCCATTTCGGCCTTGGCCATAGTGTCGGCAAATGCAACCGATGATACCGATGCTGTAACGATTACTACTACCACGGCTGGTTATACCGGCGATTCGCTTTATATCAATGGGGTAAGCGGTAGTACGGACATTAGGGGTGACAATTGGAACATGTCTCAGTCGGGTATACTTACTTGCTTGGGATTGGTGACAAGTACCGCTGATGTTACCTTCACCGCCACGCTCTATGATATTATTCACGACGCATCTGCCAATCAATTAGAATTTCAAGACAGTGCCGAACTTTCTTTTGGTACAGACGACGATGTTTCTATCACTTACGATGGCTCCGGCGATGATCTTGACATTCTATTTGATGATTTGGAAATCGCCTTTGGTGCGGACGGGGCAGGAAGAGAATGACGAATTATTTTTTGACCTAGCTGACTTGAAACTCAGTCAAGATAGTCAGATTGAATTTATCGGTGCTGATACTTCAACCGATTGGACAATTGATCTTGCTACAGACGAGACATTGCTTTTTACTCCGAGCGAAAATGACGATACGTCAACTTTTAATATCGGCAATGCTACTTACACATCAGACCTGTTATTGTTCGGCAAAACAGCATCTACTGTTACTTTTGATGCGTCAGCAGACAATGTACTGTTTGATGCCTATGATATTCAATTAGGGGATGATGATGTTCTTGCGTTTGGTGATGGTAAAGATGTTACCATAAGTCAGAGCAGTGCGAATCTATTAACATTTGGGCAGACCGTAGCAGGCACAGGTGCTATTGCTTGGGGAGTCGATGGTGCAGGTCTTGATAATACCTTTTATGGTGATACAGCAAGTGCAAAAATGTTATGGGATACGTCAGCAGATCAACTTGTTGTGTCTGGTGGTGCACAAATTTCACTCAATGATGATGTTGAATTGTTATTTGGTACAGGTGCATCTAATGCGGGTGATTTTTCTATCACAGGGTCAAGCTCGCCATTGTTGACTATTGATGTGGTGACTCCTGGCTCTGGCGAAATTGCCATTGGTAATGATGCTAACGATGTACCGCTGAAATGGTATGCCGAGACAGCTTCGGATTGGGTTTATTTCAATGCCGACGAAGTTGAGTTTGAAGATGTTGTCTTGCAGCTGATGGACGATACAGAGATTCAGCTTGGCGATGGCGATGATGCGATTATTCGGTACGACGAAACAACCGATGATAATCTTGAAATAGTAGTAGCATCATCCGGCATGTCCATTGTTGCAGACGATTTTATCACTACTACTGATGGTGCGTCGGCTAATCAATTTAAGGTTGACGCGACAGGTACGATTGCCGATGCGTCTGGTGATGCGATTGTATTTGAAACTACCAGTGGCGGTATTTTGCTTGATGCCAACAACGCCAGTAATGGCGATATTGGACTTGACGCAGAGGATGATTTGAGACTTACTTCCGGTGGCGATATGATTTTGACTATCGGTGGGCACGCAAGAGTTGTTGACGATGATCTTGTTAGTTTTGGAACTACGGACAACGTTACCATGAACTACGACGAAGACGGCGATGACAATTTGCAGATTGTCGGTCCTGTTGATTTTGAAACTACTTACGTCGAGTTCCGTAGTAATCCAGTTGGTATGCAGAATGATGGTACTGTCTGGAGCGGAACTAATACAGAGACGAACACCTTTATTGTTGATGGTGTAACTTTTGAACAGTATATAATTGGGACGGTAAGTTCACCAGTTCCGGTATTAACGGATGATGGTCTAAATATTGCTATGGACGAAGCGGATGATGAAGGCTGTGAAATCGGACAAGGAATCACTGCTCGCAATCCACATTATTACACAACCAATACTGACAGTTTCTACCTAAAGGTTAAATTCAAATTAGAGACTGTCTCAAGTTCCGACATCATAGCGATTGGTTTTCGCAAGGCCGGTGCTTATGACGTGGACATGTATGCCTATACTGATTTTTCCTGCATAAACGTAGACAATGGAACTGTTAATATTGAGCACGAGCTAAGTGATGGTGGTCTTTCTTCCAGCGATTCTGGTGAAACTTGGGCTGATGGAGAAACTCATACGCTAGAAGTCAGGATTGATGGCGATGGCGAGTCAACTTATTACTTTGACGGCGCAGAAACCACAAATGACATTGATTTTGACTGGACCGAAAACGATACTGTAATACCATTTATCCACCATCTCTTTGATGCGACAGCAGGCAACGAAATCGAATTGATTAGTTACGAATGTGGCATCTATAACCAATAAGGCTTAGTAAATGGGTGGGGTGTCATTTTTGGCGCCCCACCTAAGATAAAAGAGGTCAACAATGGCAGCCAATGTATATACATGGAAGTTGTCAGAGATACGTACCAGGTGGCGAGAAGATACCGGAAGAAGTCAGACGGCAGATATTTCCGATGTCAATGTAGATAAGTTGATTAACGATTATTACGTCAATCACTTCCCGTACGATTCTGGCGTTGACGAATTTGACATCTTCGTTACACAAGCCTTAAGTGCTGTAGATAATGGAGAATACACCCTTTCTGTTGATATTGACAGACTGGAAGACCCTGTAACACTGGACGGTGACCGAATAACCATGAGCCGTGACAGAGAGGTCTTCTTCTCGCTCTATCCTGAAGGCGAACAGTATATAACCAGTCCTACCTTAGCGATAGGGACTTCCGATACCACAAAAGTAAAACACGACGCCTTTGATTATAGAATAGACGGAACAGGTTATGCGTACTCGAAGGCGACGAGTGAAATTGCATTAAGCGGCGATACTATTCCGCAAAACAAGTACGGAGCCTTTTCGTTTACGATTAACGCTGACGGAGATATTACGGTAAACGAAGCGAGTGCTAACAGTACTGGATATGCAAGCCCAAAATTGGCACTAGAAGGCTTGTCCCACGCCACATCAGATAGCTGCTACATGGGATACTTAGTGGTCTACAGCACGGCGGCAGGAGGCTTTGTACCGGGCACCACGGCCTTAGATGATTCCGCGGTGACTGATACCTATACTGACGGAAAATTCGAGCTTAGAGGCAAGCCTGACGCCATTTTGTTGTATGGTGCAAAAATGTTTGTTCGCCCTAAGCCAGACGATATTTACCAGATACGGGCGTTATCCATAAGCGACAAGCCAACTGCTTTCGCTGACGATAATGCTGTACCTGCTGACACTTTATGGGGACCTGCCATAGCGAGAGGGGCGGCGATGCTTTATCTCGAACAGGTCGGGGATGTAGAGCGAGCGGCGGGATTAACTAAGAGCACGGAATATTACTTTAACTCGATACGAGAAAACAGGATCAAGCGGCTTTACGACCGTGAAGTCCAAAGGAGATACTAAATTATGGCAACTCTGGATAGGCGAAACGAAAATGGCAAATTTCCTGTAGCCAGGTATGAATTTGCTCAATTGGTTTACGCGAGTGGTGCTACAGGTGCTGGGTTAACAAAAACAGCAACGCTATATAATATCAACGGCGTAATCGAACAAATTGAAATCGAGATAAGCGAATGGACTGACGGTGGTCAGACCGCAACGGTAACTGTTGCGTCTGACCAAAACGCGAGTCTTTTTAGTGAAGCCTCGCTTGCAGACGCAACAACGCATCTTAAACAGGCTTTAAGTAATAAAGGCACACAAGATGCAGATTTCAATCCAGCATTAGCTAATGGCGATTTGACGCTTACGGGAGTATTGTCAGCAGACCCAGGTGCTTCCGGTGGGACTATTGATGTAACTATTTATATAAGGTAAATGAAAATGAAACATACAAAACTTACCCTACTGTTATTCTTGGTTATATGTTCATTCTGTTTCGGTGCGTGGGATGCCAGCAAGCCTGCCGATTCTGATATGTGGAATGACGCAGCTGGATACATTAGGAATAATTGGGCTGCCTTAGAGACAGGATTAGGGACAGACCTGTTATCCTTTCCTATTGATTATATCAATGTCAAAAGTATTACATACGGAGCTTCTGGAAATGGTATAGACGATGACGGCCCTAAAGTTCAGGCTGCCTTGGAAGCTGCCGACGATGGCGATATAGTGTATTTCCCACCTGGCACTTACGCTTTAGACACTTATACGCCTCCTACGATCACCAAGGATATTATGATCTTAGGTGCTGATCCTGAATCAGTCATCATTACCGGTCCCGACACGAGCACGAATTTTATAAATATGGGTGATGGTGGCAATCTCATAATGAAAGATGTTGGTTTCAGCACGTTTCATTATATTATTTACGGTGGTACTGTTGATATGGACTACATTGATATTGACCATTGCAAGGTAGACTCGGCTAGGATGTTATATTATGATGGTTACACCTCGGCGGGTGATGTTGCAAGTTTTCGAGTCAATAATTGCAAAATGTCGAACATGGACGTTGGCGGAATTGGATTCTGTTCAAAAATAAACAACTTTTGTACGATAACCAATAATGAAATTGATACTGTATCTGCTGGCGCCAATGGTTATGGAATTTTGGTTGGGGTTAGTGAATCTGCAATGGCTAATGAGGGCATTGTGATTAGCGGCAATTCCCTGCGTGACATCTCTAGCACAGGTAATACATATGCTATATTGGTTTATGGTTTTGGTGCGACGATAGCAAACAACACTCTCCATACAATAACCAGCACGCGTGAAGACCCAACATGTACCGGTATTTACACAAAGTGCTCTCGTACCTCAATTACCGGAAACACCATTTACAATGGGACAAATGCAACTGACAGTGGTAGGGGTTCTGCCATAAGAGCCAAAGGCACCTCGCGCGGAGTTTTAGACCCAGAATCGCCATTCTCCTATGATAATGTGGTGTCTGGCAATACTATCACATTTTCTACAACTGGAACTTACGGAGGAATATCACTATATTCTGGCGATGTTTCTGTAGTAGGGAACACAGTCAATGGTGCGAAAGTGGCTATTCATAGCGTTGGTGGTGATGGATGGAAAAACATAAACGTTTCACATAATAATATTTACAACTCCGAGAAGGGATATTATTCCTATGGAAGAATAGACGATCAGATTATCAATGGTAATGTGTTCCGCTATATGCGGGCTTTGGGCAACAACACATGTTACGGAATTCAAGTCACAAGTGTTACTGGTACTGTGAAAAATCTCATCATTTCTGATAATGTTATGGACGACTTGGCTTCTGCTGGCTCTGGCTCTTCATACGGAATTACCTTCTGGACTGTATCAGATCTTACAAATGTATTAGTGCATAACAATATTTTTGATACAGCCGACCATGGAATCTGGTTTAGGGAAGACGGCGGTACGATTTC